TGCCCTTACACAATATTCAGGAACGGAAGGCATTTATAAAAAAGGTACCCCGATTGCTGTACGTGGTGCACTACTTCACAACCACTATCTTAAAAAGATGAGTCTTACTAAGAAGTATGAACCTATTACGAATGGTAATAAGATTAAATTTGTTTATCTTAAAAAGCAAAACCCATTCCACGAGAATGTTATTGCGTTTAATTCACAACTTCCTAAAGAATTTGGATTACACGATTACATTGATTATGATTTACAATTTGAAAAGGTATTTTTAGATGCACTATCTATCGTTATACAACCTATTGGTTGGAAAGCCGAAGAGTCTGCTAGTCTTGAGTTGTTTTTTGGTTAGTGCTTGCTCTGCACCAAGACCAATTTTTTACGAAGAACAATATAATGAGTATATAACCGGGCAATCATGTGGTTACAGAGAATATTCTGACTGGCCATGTATGAATGCAAATGGTTGTATTAAATTTGGATTAGATTATTAGGAGAAGTTATGGAAATTGAACAGATTTATGGTGAATATCTTATTCTTACTGAAAAATTAACACGAGAGCTTAACGATCCACTTCCACCAGCATCCGTTATGTTGGCTCAAGCTTTGTCTTTATATAAAACACTAATGACTGAAGAAGATTTTGATAAATTGCTTCATGAACTGATTGAGAGAAAGGATGATATTCAAAAATTTGATCACGATAGTCGCATTCTTAATTAGTGGATGTACCTTTTTACTCCCTGCAGGAACCAGTAGTACTGTAGTTACAGCGGTTGAAGTTACTGAACGAGTAAAAGCTGGAGCTGAAGCAGTAAGCATTATTTCTACAGAGAAATCTTTAACCGATCATGCAATAAGTCATGCTACAGGGAAAGATTGTAAAACCCTTAACGTATTAGAAGAAAAAGAACTATGTGAGGAAGTAAATGCCGTCAACAAATAAAGAGAATGATATGGATAAATTATTTTAGAAAAAAGTAATGTACTTTAATTCATTTATATGGTATAATAGTATTATTAAAAGGAGATGTGTATGTCAAAAGATTGGGTACAAGATATGAGTGTTATGCACGGCAAGTTTGCTGTGAATGAAGTAGTAAGAAACATGGATAAAGAAAAGCTAAAAGCTTTCTTACAATTCCGCATTGACTTCTTACAAGAAGAGTTAGACGAAATGAAAGAGGCAGTAACAGCAGATGATGCAGTAGATGCTCTTATAGATCTATGTGTTATTGCAATTGGTACATTAGATGCCTTTGATTGTGATGCATATGAAGCATGGGACAGAGTGTGGAATGCCAATATGGATAAAGAAGTTGGTATTAAAACTGAACGACCAAATCCACTAAACATGCCCGACCTCATAAAGCCCGAAGGCTGGACATCACCTACACATAAGGACCTAGCAGGAATGCTTGATAAAGTATATGATTAATATTATACCTAAAACATTTGCAGATATTATGTCATGGATTGCCTCAGCAATTCTTATTACCGGAGGCTATTATACATCAATTAATGTATATCCTCTGAATAATATTCTATTGTTTGTTGGATCGTTAGTATTTGCTTATGTTGGGTTTGCTTGGAATAAGACTTCCTTGTGGGCATTAAACTTATTAATGGTGGCTATATACGGCAGAGGATTGTATCTTGACTTCATCTAGTATTATTTCACTATCTTCGAATAGTATGGCTTTATCAAGAAGTGATATAATTGAGCTTGGTAATCATGCTAGAACTCACCAAAATTATAGAGTGGAAAAAGTTCAAGTTGAATATGATATTGAAGTTATGGCTAGTGAAATCTTTGCTAGTCAAAATAGAAAAGGTAGGTCTTTAGATACAATAAAAGAACACTGTAAACGTGGCATTGTAACTGAAACTGCCGCTGTTATGATATTTGGTGGCCGAAGAAATACACAAAAGTTTGATTATACAAATCCTGATACTTATATATGGGATGCATCATTAACAGAAAAGAACTTACTTACAGAAGTTAAGTGGATAGAAAGTGATTGTGAATGGGTAACATATTATAATGATAATATATCAACCTTTAATAAACACCATAAAAATCTAGACTTATTCTTAGCCGCAAAAATGAATGATGATCCATCTGCATTATATTATGAAGTGTCTTTTGTTTTAGTGGCAAATGCTAAAACATTCTTTGACTACTGGAGACCTAGCAAAGGTTATAATGATAAACACTTTTATAGTCATTTTACCTCTCTGTCTTCTGGACAATGTTATCCTATCAATCTAAAAAAACCTAAAAATAATGTACTTTAATTCGAAAACAGGATATAATAGCATTATGATAAGGAATTATTGAGCAGGTCTAGTTTAATTAAAACATCAAAGACGAAGGCTCGAGACTTTATCGGAGAAGTTATAGGTTGGTTTGATCATCTAAAACCCTATGGCTTGCTCAATAATTCTTTTAGTGGTAAATCTGTACGCCGCAGCAGATCATATACCACTTTACAAACCGCAGCAATTTGAAAAGGAAAACTTTATGAAAGAATCGTTAAAGGTTTTGCAGCAAGCAGCAGAACTTCAGACTAAAAAGTCTAATGATTATCAAAACCCCAATTCAAGAATACGCCAGGCAGATTATTATCCGCGTGGATTTGCTACAATTCTAGATACGATGTATGCTAAAGTATTAAGAATGCAATCTGTATTAGAAGCAATGGAATCAGATCCAGACTATAATCCAAACTTTGAATCACTCGAAGACTCTTGTGTTGATCTTATTAACTATGCTTCATTCGGTGTATCATATATCAGAGGTGGTATTGACGGACAAGATACTGACCGTGACTTTTTAAATAGGCCTAAACATGATTAATTTAGATGATATAAGATACCAATTAGCTTGTAATCTTGAAGATAATATATTTGTTACTGATAAATCAGGTGTTAAAACTATTGAGGTTATTAATGCTGCATTTTATGCAGATGAACCTAGTATATTTGGTACTCCAAATCAAGATTACATTGATAGAGAATTAGCATGGTATAAATCTAAGTCTCGTAATGTGAATCATATTCCTGGAGGTACCCCTGAAATATGGAAGATGGTAGCCTCAAAAGATGGCTATATCAATTCTAATTATGGTTGGTGTATATGGTCAGATGATAATTATAACCAATACACAAATGTATTAGTTGAACTTCATAATAATCCTGATTCGCGTAGAGCTACTATGATTTATACTAGACCGACTATGCATATGGATTATAATAGAGGCGGTATGTCTGACTTTATGTGTACTAATACTGTACAGTATCTTATACGAGATAATGCAGTCCATGCATTAGTTTATATGAGATCTAATGATGCAGTATTTGGTTACAAAAATGATTATGCCTGGCAAAAGCACGTGCTTGATAATTTAGTATTAGATTTAAATTCAAAATCTGATATGACTGTAGCTGTTGGTAGCATATATTGGAATGTAGCTTCGTTACATGTATATGAACGACACTTTGATTTAGTGAGGGAACAATGTCATCTAAATGGCACTCTAGATTTATTCACTTAGCTAAAGAGGTTTCTCTTTGGTCTAAAGATCCTAATACAAAAGTAGGATCTATTATTGTCGGAACTAAGGGCCAAATCTTGGCTCAAGGTTATAACGGATTTCCTAGAAATATAGTAGATTCAGATGAACGATTAAATGATCGTGAAACAAAGTATAAGTATGTTGTACACGCTGAAATGAATGCAATATTTAATGCATCATATTCAGGTACATCACTTGACGGTGCAACAATTTATGTTTATGGTTTACCTATATGTCATGAATGTGCTAAAGGCATTATTCAAGTAGGCATTAAGACTGTAGTTATAGAAAAGCAACGAGAAGGTATAAAAGAAAACTGGAAAATTTCATGTGACTTTGCGGTTCAAATGTTACATGAAGCTGGTGTAGAAGTATATGAAGTTTAACAATAAGGAAAAAACATGGGCATTTTAGATACTATTAAAAAAAATTCAACTATTAAGGATTCTGAACTTCTTAGTAAGTCAAAATTCTTTCAGAAAAAAGATATGATTACTACATCTATCCCAGCAATTAACATTGCGCTAAGTGGAAAGATTGATGGGGGATTGACTCCTGGCTTAACGATGTGGGCAGGTCCTTCAAAACATTTTAAAACTGCATTTAGTTTATTGATGGCTAAATCATACTTAGACAAATATGAAGATGCTGCATTGTTATTCTATGATTCAGAATTTGGTACACCACAATCATATTTTGATGCTTTCGGTATTGATACCGAGAGAGTACTTCACACTCCAGTTACAGATGTAGAGCAGTTAAAATTTGATATTATGAAACAACTTGCTGGTGTAGAACGTGGTGATCATATTATGATTATTATTGATTCTATTGGTAACCTTGCTTCTAAAAAAGAAGTTGAAGATACATTAGACGGTAAATCAGTTGCAGATATGTCAAGAGCAAAACAAATTAAATCATTATTCAGAATGGTTACTCCACACTTATCTCTTAAAGATATTCCAATGGTTGTTGTTAATCACACATATAAAACTATGGAAATGTATTCTAAAGATGTAGTTGGTGGTGGTACTGGTTCATATTACTCTGCTGATAATATCTTTATTCTAGGTCGTCAACAAGATAAAGATGGTACAGAATTAATGGGATACAACTTTATCATTAATGTAGAAAAATCTCGTTATGTAAGAGAAAAATCTAAAATACCTGTTACAGTAAAATTTAATGGAGGTATTAGTAAATGGTCAGGTCTTTTAGATATGGCATTAGAACTTGGATTTGTTATTAAACCATCTGTTGGTTGGTATTCTCATGTTGATGTTGCAACTGGTGAAATTGCAGAAAAGAAATACCGAGTTAAAGAAACTGATACAAAAGAATTCTGGGAACCTATTATAACAAATAAAGCGTTCCAAGAAGCTATCAAGAAACGATATCAAATTGCTGTTAGTAAGATTATGTCTGATGATAATATTGATGAAGAATTAGCTAAAATAGAGGATGATATCGATGTCCCTGAAGTATAAACAAGTACCATATAAAGAAACTCAGTTTGCATTAGAATTTATTGATCATGAGTTTTCTGGTATTAAATTTGTACTAGGAAAAGTACAGTTAGATGAAAATAATTTAACTTTAAAATACCATTATGATATAATAGAATCAAGTGGTAAAGACTTTGATAAAGACAAATTTCAAACTGCTATAGGCGACCTCCTCATGCAAATGTTAGACGATGGGGTTAAACAAAACGATCTTATATACTACGGCGGAATAGATGAGAATTGAAACAACGATACTTAACAACCTAGTTTTTAATGAGGAGTACAGTCGTAAAGTACTCCCATTCTTAGACAAAAGATATTTCTCTGAAAGAAAAGAAGCAATTATCTATAATGAGATTACTAATTTCTTTGAGAAGTATAATAAACCAATCACAAAAGAAATTCTTGCAATTGAAGTTTCTAATCGTAAAGATATATCTGATAAAGAAGCTTCTGACTTTCAAGAACATATTACTAAACTTCAGCACGAACCAACTAATGAAGAATGGCTACTTCAAGAAACAGAAACTTTCTGTAAAAAGAAAGCAGTCTATAATGCTATATTAGATTCAATTGGTATTATAGACGGCAAAGACAAAGAGAAATCAGAAGATGCTATTCCTTCTCTTTTATCTGATGCACTTGGAGTATCATTTGACAACCATGTAGGTCATAGTTATATAGATGATGCAGATGATCGGTATGAATTCTACCATAGAGTAGAAGAGAAAATACCATTTGATCTGGATATGCTAAACAAAATTACAAAAGGTGGTTTATCTAATAAAACACTTAATGTTATCCTTGCAGGTACAGGTGTAGGTAAATCACTATTCATGTGCCATGCCGCTGCAGCAAATCTATTAGATAATAAGAATGTATTATATATTACTATGGAAATGGCTGAAGAAAGAATTGCAGAAAGAGTTGATGCAAACCTTCTTAACTTGTCAATGGATGAGTTAAAAGTTGTCGACAAAGAAATTTTCGATAACAGGTTAGGTAAGATCAGGAAGAAATCTCAGGGACGACTAATCATTAAAGAGTATCCAACTGCCGGCGCCCATGCTGGTCATTTTAGAGCACTCCTTGAAGAGTTGAAACTTAAACAAGAGTTTTCTCCTGATATTATCTACATTGATTACTTGAATATCTGTAGTTCACAAAGACTAAAATATGGTGCCAATATTAATTCATATACCTATGTTAAAACTATTGCAGAAGAATTGCGTGGTCTTGCTGTTGAATATGATGTACCTATTATGAGTGCAACACAAACAACCCGTTCTGGTTTCACTAATTCAGATCCAGGACTTGAAGATACATCAGAATCATTTGGTTTACCTGCTACATGTGATTTAATGTTAGCACTTATCTCTACAGAAGAATTAGAAGATCTCGGTCAAATCATGGTTAAACAATTAAAGAATCGATATAATGATCCAACATATTATAAACGATTTGTTGTTGGAGTTGATAGATCTAAAATGAAACTCTATGATGTAGAAATCTCAGCACAATCTAATATTTCTGATTCGGGTCAAGATAAAGATACTGGTCCAGTATTTGATAAATCAGACTTTGGTAAACGTCTAGCAACAGAAGGATTTAAATTTTAATAATTAATCTTTTATAAATATAGTATAAAACTATATACTTTAATTAGTATTTGTTGTATAATAATACTATAAGAGAGATTATGTTAAAATTTAATGAATATTTACTAGAAGAATTTAAAGATAACGGATTAACAATATTTGATATTGATGATACGCTATTTCACACAACTGCTAAAATTGCAGTTATGCGTGCTGGTAAAAAAGTCAAAGAACTCTCCAACAATGAATATAATACATATAGGCTTAAAGCTGGAGAGTCGTTTGACTACGGTCAATTTAAAAACGCTAAAAAATTCCATGACGAATCTCAACCTATTGAAAAGATGTTCAATAAAGCTAAGGCTATTCTACACAATGTAGGTAAAAAGCCAGGTAGCAAAATTGTTATTATTACAGCAAGAGCTGATTTTGATAATAAAAAAATGTTCTTAAAAACCTTCTCTAAACATGGATTAGATGTTAATAAGATACGAATTGAACGTGCCGGTAATATCAATGATGTTTCAAATGTAGCATTTAAAAAAGTTATTATTATAAGAAACTATTTAAACACAAAACAGTTTTCTAGAGTTAGATTGTTTGATGATTCAATGGCTAATCTAAAAGCTTTTTTAAAATTACAAAGAGAATTTCCTGAGGTTAAGTTTCAAGCATTCTTTGCTAAACCTGATGGTGGAGTTAAGACAATAAAATGAAAACATTTAAAGAATATTATAACAATACTATAGATACTATAGAAGAACTTTCTTTATCTTCTATAATATATATAATTAAAAATAAAATTAAATCACTATTTAAAGCTCTTAGTTTTGGTAAAAAAGTTGCTATAAAAATACCAGTTGGTACAATCACAGAAGAAACTATTGATACAAAATCTAGATTAGGTTATTTATCTGAATATGCCACAGCAATGCATTTAGCAAAAGAAATTAAATCTAACAATGGTAGAATTTCTAGTGATTTAGTTAATTATTTAGATAAAGAATACAAAAAGAAAAAGCATGATTTAGAACAAATAAAAATTGCTGGTAATGACAAAGCAAAACTACAACAAGAAATTGTTAGAATGGAATCCGCTGGGCAAGTTATGGGCAAACAAATATTTAATGATATTGAGGCGCATGGTGAAGACTTTAAACTTCTTTCATTTAAAATTGAATTGACAGGAGATTCTTCTAAAGGAATTAGTAAAGCTGATTTAGTATTAATTGTATCTAAAGATTCAGAAAAACAAATTATAGATAAAATTAATGCTTCTCTTAAAGCATACAAAAAATCGTCTATTAATTTATCCAATTCAACATTTATTAGTCTAATAAAAACTATATTTTATGATCAATCTTCCAATCTTCCAGCAAAAACTCCAGAATTTATCATGCGATTTGCAAAAGATTATGGATCAAGCCAAGAATTAAAACAATTATTTGCGCAACAGAATATTATTGGTACTTTAATTAAAAAAGGTTTATCAAAACAAGATGCTAGAAAAGAAGCCAAATTAAGTCACGGTAACGTCATTGAGTTAATTTCAAAAATATTCAGAAATTATTACCCAAAGAATAAAAAGGAAATTAATGAACGCATGCTTAAAATGTTAGGGTTTGATGGAGATGATGATTTTTATGCAGCAATTGGTGATTCAGGCAAACAGAAAGTTATTTCTTCTAGAAAAAGTAAAGAACTTCAATTAATGCTTAGTAAATTATCCAAAGATTTTACTTTGTCGGTAGAACGTAATGGTAAAACAAATAACGCCAATATTATATTTAAGAGCCCAAATGGGGATATTATTACAAAAGCTACTATAACATTTGCTGACACTGGAGGTAAATATGCCCAAGGTAAAACAAATGCCTTTGTTGATTTTAAAGAGTTTATGTAATGCTTGATTTAAAATCATATATAAAAGAATCAAAGAATGTTCATATGGAACATTTGGAAGATCTTGTCTTCAATGAAGGCGTTGCCGGTACACGTAAAGCAATTAACTTTCTGCAAGATTTAAGAAATATGTTAGCAGGTAATAGTAAATCTAAATTAACTGCTACAGTTAAATGGGATGGGGCTCCTGCCATTTTTGCCGGAGTTGATCCTAGAGATGGTAAGTTCTTTGTTGCAAAGAAAGGGATCTTTAATGTTGATCCTAAGATCTATAAAACAAATGCTGAGATTGATAATGATTTATCTGGAGATATTGCTGCTAAGTTTAAGATTGCATTGGCAGAGTTTAGTAAGTTAGGAATTACACGAGGAGTTTACCAAGGTGATCTAATGTTTACCAAAGGTGACTTAAAAACACAAACCATAGAAGGTCAAAAGTATATAACCTTCCATCCTAACACTATTGTCTATGCAATCCCATATGGTTCTGATTTAGCTAATAAAATTACGAGAGCTAAGATTGGAGTAGTATGGCATACAACATATACAGGTAATTCTTTTACTCAGATGACAGCATCGTTTGGTAAAGATATTACAAAACAATTTAGACAAACACCATCTACATGGATGGATGATGCTACATATAAAGACTATTCTGGTACGGCATCATTTACTGCAGCAGAAACCGCAAAGGTAACTTCAATATTATCTGAGGCTGGTAAACTGTTCCAAAGGATTGATGCTAATGTTATTAATTCTATCAGTAAAGATCAAGAGCTATTAAATCTAATTAAAACTTTTAATAATTCTAAAGTACGTGCTGGAGAAAAGATTACAAATCCAGTTCAACACGTTGTAGGTCTATATCATTGGATTCAAAATAAATATAATAAAGAAATGAATTCCCGTAAGACAGATAAGGGAAAACAGCAGTGGAAAGATAAAATAAATAATATGAATAAGTTCTTTTCTACACATAGTAGAGATGCTATAGCTGATGTATTTAAATTAACTAATTTACTTGTTGATGCTAAACATATGATTATTAATAAAATGAATGAAGCAGGACATATAGAAACATTTTTAAAGACTGCTTCAGGATTTAAAGTAACAGGTGTAGAAGGATTTGTGGCAATCGATAGATTGTCTGGAGGCGCGGTTAAAATAGTAAATAGAATGGAATTTAGTAAAGCAAACTTTTCTGCAGATGTTATTAAAGGTTGGAAACATTGACAGATTTAAATCATTTATTTAAAGTAATTGCTGAAGGTAAAAAAGATTTTCAAGATAAAGATCCTATTGCTAAAGTAGTTAAAAATACCAAGCAGGATCTATCTTCTTTGTTTGAGGAACTAGCATCTTTAAAAGGCCAACTTGAAGTTATAGAATCTGAACAAAAAAAGATTAATAAACCTAAGGAAGAAAAAGCACTTAAACTTTTGGAAGATATTGTAAAACCAAAAGAAGAAATTAAGGAAGAAGTTGTACAAGAGGAAGTTGTAAAAGAAGAAATAATCACAGAAGAACTACCTGAGATTAAAACCCCTGAGGAAAAACAACAAGATACTATGGCAGATGTTGCTAAATATCTAACTGGTAAATCTTTTCAACAACCTAACCCTGATCCTGTTGCTCCTAATACAGATGAAATTAAGAGGAAAATACGATTCCTTGAACAGGCAATTGGTAGAATTGCCGCAACTGGCCCAGGTGGTGGTGAAGTTAATTTAAGGTATCTTGATGATGTAGATAGAGATACAATTGATGATGGTAAATATTTAAAATATAATGCAACAACCAAAAAGTTTGAATTTGATCAATTAGCAATAGGTGAGGTTGTACAAAATACAACACTTGTAACATCGGCAACATATACTGTAGTTGAATCAGATTGGTATATTGGTGTTAATTATAATGGTCAAGTAACAATTACATTACCTGTATCACCAAGTTCTGGAAGAGTATTGGTAATTAAAGATGAATCAGGAAGTGCATCAGCAAATCCAATTACAGTAAATGGTACTATTGATAATGATGCTGGTGGATTTATATTACAAATAGACAATGGTGGTGTTCAAATGGTATACCGCAATGGATGGAGAATAATTTAATGACTTACTTATTTAAGAAGGACGGAACTGCTACTAGCATATCTGCATTTGGTGAACCAGTTGCAGTACCCATTACACCTGTCATTCAATTAGATGGATTATATGGTTTACAAGAGAAAAATTTTGAGACATTTGATGCATTTGGTGGTACAGCTGATACAACAAATACATTAATGCGATGTCAAACAGGCACAAATCTTTATGGTTATGGTGTATTAAGATCAAGACGTGCTGTTCGTTATCGTCCAGGTCAAGGTGCCATGGCGAGATTTACAGCAGCCTTCACTGAGAGTGCTCCAGGTGTTGGTGTTTCAGGTTATACACAACGTGCTGGATTCTTTACACAAGAACAGGCATTACAAATTGGATTTGATGGAGAAAACTTTGGTATTCTAAGACAAAATGGAGGTAAAGCACACATTGAAACA